TACTCTTGGTATTACTGTATACATTTCTACCATCTATTCTACTTCGATTGATTCCCCGTACCAGCATTCACTTACTTCAACATCACATTTCATTTGCACCTTACATCTGTTATTTGCTTGTATCATCAATTCTACTAACCTTTCTTTTACTTCTTTTATATTTTCTTTTGGACATTCTCCTATGTTTTCATCATGTACCGACATAAGTAGTCTAAAGCCTAATTTTTTTAACTTTTCATCTTTATATAAACTAACTAAAGCTCTTTTAGTCATATCTGCAGCCGAACCTTGTATAATTCCATTTACTACCTGTCTTTCACTTTCTGCTACATATTTTGAGTTATCTATAATGTTTATATGTTTTTCTTTTGCCTCTTCCATTACTCTTTTTCTACTAATAAAATTTCCTTTTTCCATTCTATCAAGGTAACTTTTTATCAAGTCTTCATTTAAGCTTATATAGTCTTCACCTGTAAAGGTAGGGTTAAATATCTTTTCACTTTCTTCATCTACTTCATAGTTTGATTTTTGTATATATTTTAGATATCTTCTTCTCCCCCATACTGTTTCCGTATATCCGTTTTTTCTTGCCTCTTCTAGCATTTTTTCACTCCATGCTTTAAACTTAGGGAATCCCTCCATCACGGAGTCATAAACTTTTTGAGCCTCATCATATGTTATCTTTAAGTCTTTACTTATTGAATTAACTCCTTTTCCATAACATATTCCTAAAAATATCGCTTTTATATGACTTCTTCTTTTCTTTCCTTCTTTGTTTACTGTACCATCAGGTCTGAACTCTCTACACTCTTCATAAGGCACTTTATACACTAAACTTGCCATACTTGAATATAAGTCTTTTCCTTTAACATAACTGTCTATCATATGCTCATCACCACATAAACTTGCTGTTATTCGTGGTTCTTGCTGACTATAGTCTGCTCCTATTAAATACATACCATCACTTGCCTTGAACATTTTTCTTATACCATTATCTCTTGGTATGTTCTGCAAATTAGGGTTACTACTACTAAATCTACCAGTATCTGTTCCATTTTGATTGAAACTTGCATGTAGTCTTTTTGTACTTTCTTCTACCTTTGCAGGTATTGCTAATATATATGTACTTAATAACTTTTTAACTGTTCTGAACTCTAAAATCATGTTAGTTAAATAGGTATTAAATCCTTTTAATGTTGCTTCATCTGTACTCCTGCTATTTTCATTTCTGTAACCTAATATATCATACAATAATATTGCTAGTTGGTCTGTACTATTAAAGTTAATTGGATTTTCTAGTTTATTATTATAGTGTTTCAACTTATAATCTATTATCTGTTCTGAATATTCTTCTATTGCTTCATTTATCTGCTTAGTTAGTTTTTCTAACTTTTCTTCATATTCAATTTTAAGCTTTTCTGCTAATTCTAAGTCAATTGCTACTCCTAATCTTTGCATAGTAGCTGTAACTTTTATTATTGGTATTTCTATCTCTCTAAATAATTTATATAGTTCTTTATTGTTTTCTTGCTCAAATATTTTCTTTTGATACTTATATAATTTATAAGTCATATAAGCATCTCTACTTGCATATATAAAGCCACTTTCTATTGGTATTCTATCAAATGTTATACCACTAAATAATTCATTAAAATGATTAAGTAGATTTTCCTTTTCCGTATCTTCATTACAATATTTGTTATATTGGTCTTTTAGCCCTCTTTTATTTTCATCATTATTGATTAGATAACTTCCAACTAAAGTGTCCCAATATGGTTCTATCATTTCATAACCTAAAAATGTTTCTAATACATTCAAATCAAATTTTGCATTATGATATATCATTTTTATGTTTTTCTTATTCATTTCAATTATTTTTTCTTTTACAAACTCTTCATCTGCTTGCCCTTCAAGTTTTGATTGATATATGTTTGAGATATGATTAAGAGGGATATAGCAAGCTTTCTCCCCCTCAATATATAAACTTATTCCAACTATTTTATCTTTAAAAAAGTTTAGCCCTGTAGTTTCTGTATCTATTGCACATATCCCTTTTTCATATATCTTATTAAAGTATGCTTGTATTTCTTCATTAGTTATTAATATCTTATAATCATTCTTATATTTACCTAAATTATCTTCTACTACTCTTTTTATTTCATTTATCCTTGAAATCATATCATTAGTCTTAGGTGCTTTTCTTTCTGTTTTCTTTATTTTATTTAATATCTCTTTATCTTTTTCTACTGAGTTATCTCTCAAAAAATCAAATGTTGCATTTTCCATAATTAAAATCCTGCATTATCTGGCATTGAATAACTACCAATCATTCCTCTTTCCCTTAATTCATAAGCTGGTCTTTGCATTGTAGGTGTTGGTTCTGAACTTTGTGTATCAGAATAATAACCTTGTCTTGCTATAACTTCTAATCCATCTTTTAATATTTGTTTTACAATCCCTTTTTCTTCTACATCTATTATTCCATCTAGTATTTTATTATCAACTACTTTTACTGGTAAAGGTATTAGAGCATATGTTGTATTTCTATCATTTCTTGCCCCATTTCTTTTTATTTTAAAAGGTGTATTATATATACCTGTTTCTTCATATTCACCTAAATATGGTATCATTGTTTTTGAAAAAAATCCTTCACTTCTTTGCCATATCATTACTTTTCCTGTTTCTTCATTTAAAACATTTAAATACACAACCTTTTTTTGTTTTATCCCTTTAGCACATAATGGACATGCACTTTCTGGTTCTGAAAATGTGTGTCTTAAACAACCTATAGTCTTTGTTTTAAATGATGAAGTTTCTCCCTCTATTGGCACATCATGAATTAAATATACTGGTATATCATTGATTTTTTCATATAAAAATCTAACTGTCACTGAATCTCCATCATCTTTTAATGATAAAAATTCTGACATACCTCCTCCTTCTGGAAATGTTTTTGCTTCTTCTAATGTTATTTTGCTCATTTCTCTCTTTCTCCTTTTCTTGCTCTTTTTTGTTCTTTTTGCTTTTTTAGTATCTCTACTATGCTTTTATTATATATCATAAATTTTATATAGTCAACACTTTTAAATAAAATAAAAAAATAATTTTTTAAAGTCTTCATGTGTTATATCGTTGACATCTTTTCCATCGTACATATCATATATTTTGACTATTTTATCTTTTCTTATTGCTCTTGATAACTTTCTTGCTCCTATTCTTCCCCACTTATCACCATCAAAAACTATATTAATTTCTCTATAAGGTAGTTTGTTTATTTCTTGTATCTGTGTTTCACTTCCTAGCCCTAATAAAGCTATTGCATTGTAGCCCCATTTTACCAATGTTAAGGCATTAAATATACTCTCTGTTATATATACTTCATTTTTTGTTTTATCCATTTCATAAAGCCCATATATTGGTTTTTCTTTTGTTGATGGTAAATAGAATTTCTTTTCGTAAACTGCTCTTTTTGCTACAAATAAACAATTTCCGTTTATATCTCGTACTGGGAATGTTATACACTCATTTATCTTATCATAACCTACATCGTATTTATCTATTATCTCATCTGTAAGTCCTCTTTGATACATATAACCGTGATAATATCTATAATGTTTTAACAATTCCTCTTCTATATATTCTTCTTTTTTCTTTTCATACTCTCTTGATATATCAACTGTTATATCCCTATTAAATGTTTGTTTATATTCTTTTTCAAGCCATTCAATACCTTTTTCGCCATTATCTTCATAACCTAATAAATTACTTATCAATACTTCAAAAGGTTTAGTAGTTTTACATGTAAAGCAATGGACTATTCCCATCGGTGTTTCTTTATTATATCTTTTCTTTTCGTGTTTACTTATTCCACATGATGGTTTGTGTTCTTGCCCATCTTTATGATATGGGCATGTTATCATAATGTTTTCGCCTATATCTTTTATATCATGTAACATGCTTTTATCATATTTTTCTTTTAATTGTGTTCTTAAGTTTATTAATACCTCTTCTATACTAGTATCATATACTCTATTTCTTATCTTTATCAAAATGGTGACTCCTCTTCTATTGAAATTGTTGTATTTATTTCTTTTTCTGTTTCTTTTCCATATCTACAAAACTTAAAATCCCCCTTATCAATATCCCATAAGTAAATAAACTCATCTCCTACTTTTCCGTATCTGTTTTTTACTACATTTAAAGTTAATTCATTATTTACACGGTTTATTGATATAACCTTTGTACTGTTTTGAGCTATGCTGTCACTTTCAGATATATGTTCTAGTTCTGGGTTGGTATTCTTTTGTACTCCCCTATTTGCTTGTGATAATGCTAATACTGGTATCTTATACTTTAAACTTAAATTAAATAGGTCTGCTGAAATATTCCCTAATCTAACTCTTAAAGGGTCTCCTTTTTTACTTCTGTAATCTTCCATCAATGAATATTGGTCTATCCCTACTATATCAAGATTATATTTCTTAATTAAATACTCAATATCATTTACAGTTGCTAAGTGCCCTAAATCTTTAGGAGTTATTACAACAAAACAATTTTCACTTTTCTTTAATGTTTCTATATAATCTTCATATTCCTTAGTATCTTTTAAACTAGCTCTCATTAAGTCTAAGTTACTGAAATGTTTATGCAAGGCATCAAATCTATATCCTATTTGAACTGTACTCATTTCACCAGAATATAATCCAACTCTTTTTCCCTGTTTCCAAGCATTCATTAAAAATTCTAATAAAAGCCATGATTTCCCTTGATTGGTTCTTGCCATAATGGTTACTAACTCTTCCCCCATGTTCCAACCATTAAGCTTTTTATCCATTTCTTCAAGTCCTATTTTTATAATCTTATGTTTGCTGTTTTCTTTTCTTTCGTTGTATTCTTCAAGTCTTTCTCCAGCATCCTTTATTATATCTACGGTTTTTATTGATTTTATGTTTTCTAATTCACTTATAACTTGCTTAATGTATTCATAACCTTGATAAGCATTATCTTTAGTTATTTCTGCACTTTCTTTATACATTCTAGCTAGTTTGCTAAACATGTATTCTTCTTTTATCGCCTCAACTAAATATTCCCACTTTTCTGCACTTGATACTAATTCAAATGTTGGATACTTTTCTAAAAATGTTTCTTTTGTAGGTATGCTATTATAGGTGCTATTGTGTTCTAAGATAAATTGGAATTCTTGCTTATAGTTATTAAAATAATCAGCATTAATATTATTTTCAAGTAGAATGCTTAAGTCTTTTTCTTCTAAAACTTTACTTATTATCTGTAATTCTTTCATTTCTTATCACCTCTTCCCCCTACAAGGTTTAATACTTCTGAATTATCTTGAATATAAAGTTTTAAAATCTCACCTACTCTATTAATTAAAATTCTGTTAATGCTATTTGTTATAAATATATTAGCTTTTCCATTAGATATTCTTTTTTTGATTATATATATTAATGTGTTTCTTTCAAAATCACTTAGTGTTCTTGTGTCAAGATTATCCCACACAATCAAGTCAATTTCTGTTAGTTGCTTTTGTGTAAATACTTCATCAGCATTTACCATTTCATCAAAGCTACCTTTTAGGTCTATAAAATATTCTAAAACATCTATGTATAGCCCTCTAATCATATTTCCGTTTTCATTCATTATCTGGTGAAAATATGTTTTTAAAATTTTTATCCCCCAGCTAGTTTTTCCATTAAACTTTTTATCTCCTGTTATCAAAAAGTTTCTTCCCTCTTCAACATTTGTTTTTATGTTTTGTTTAACTAAGTTTAATATTTCATACATTTCATAGTCTTCTTTTGCTGGTATTAGTTTGTACGGTTGAATGTAATTTGTTGGTATCATGGAGTCTGTTAATAATTTATTTATTCTATAAAACTTCACACACATTTTACTACATTTTCCATCTTTACTAAAATCTTTACATTGATTTCTATACGGGCAATCTAGCCCATTTTTTAATATAAACATAAATAAAATCTCCTTTCATTGTTTTGTATGTTTATATTATATTTTTTAAATTTTATAAAGTCAACATGATTTTAAAATTTTTTCATAAAAATTTTTCCCTGTAGATTTTATAAGCTTTCTGTAACTTTTTCTTGATATTTTCAATGTAGTCTGGTTGATGCTTATATGTTATTTTAAAGGTTTTAAACAATTCACTTTTAGAAAAGTCTTCAAGTTCTTTAGCTTTAAAGTATTCTATTTCATCGCTTGTAATCTCTTCATCACTAAAAGTATTATAAAATTCTATAAACTTGAAAAAGTTATCCACAAATGTTTGTTCCTGTATTATTTCTTCCAGAGTTCCTTTTTCTTCAAGAGTTTCTGAAACTCTAACTTGCTTATCCTTTACCTCAATAAAATCATCAATCATCAAGCAAGGTATTGTTTCATAGTCACCCTTTTTCTTGTGTCTCACCATCATGCTATCTCGCTTTAAAGTACTAGATATTTTCCACTTGATATTGCTAATCAAGTATGTTGTAAATTTCACACCAATTTTTTTATCAAAATTATCTACACACCTTATCAACTCTAGATAACCTTTTTGAATTAAGTCCTCATCGTATGTTTTTGATACTAGATACACATAGTTTCTAACTAGTCCCATGTGGTCTAGTATCATTTTTTCTCTTTCTTTTGTATCCATCTGTGCACCATATTTTATTCATTTTTTCTTCAAAATCAAGTATTTAGGGGGATTTTTTAACCTGATTTTTAACTTCGCTTAATTAGATTATACATCACTAAAAATTTAATTGCAATAGCTTTTTTAAAAAATATTATCAAAATCTAAAAATGGTATTCCATCGCCTTTTCCTTGTATCGCTCTTTCCACAATTTTGATAGCTCTTGACTGTAAAAATTTTGTTCCCACAGCATTTGTTATTGTTAAGCTAGAATAAGCTTTTAAGTTATCTAGCATTTCAGCCCATCTTTCTTCCGTTGGCAGTCTTCTCTTGCCTAAATGACATCTCAAGTACTGGAATAATAATCCCTTTAATTCATCATAAAGCCCCTCTTCAAATTTTTCGTTCGTAATTGCTAGTAAAGGTTTTAGTCCACCTTTTACTTTTTCTTTTTCTTTTTTTGCTGGTTTTTTTTCTTTTTCTTTTTCCTTTTCACTAAAAAATTCATTATCAATCATTCTATCTTCACCTTCCCTTTTTCTTAAATCTTTTATATTAATTAATTTCATTGTTTTAGGAGACAAGGTCACATCGTGACCAGAAATTTTATTTATAAAATTTATGTATTTTGTTCTTTTTTTTATTTGTTTAGTTTTATATATATAGTGAGCGGATTTCTTGCTCACTAAGTGAGCTAATTTTTTGCTCACTGAAGTGTCAATTTCCGTTGATATTTCAACATTTTTCTCTAAATTTTTTTCATCGTTTTCATCAATTTTTTTGTTATTTTGTTCTTCCACTTTTTCACTTTTTTTAGTTAATTTTTTTGATTTATAAAATTGTGTTTTATCTAATTTTTGTTCTTCAATCATTTTTGTAAATTTATCAAAAGCAGTTTCATATATCTCTAATAATTTCTTGTAGTTAATTCTAAAAAAGTTTCTGCAAGGGTTCGCTTTCTTAGTGATATTTACAATTTCTAATTCTTTTAAAATTTTATTAGCTTTTTGTACATCAATTCTTGACAAAGTAGTTTCAATCGTGATATACTTAACTTGCTTGTAAAATTCATCACCTAGTTTCGTATCATTATGAAACTTATCTTGGTCGATGAG